AATGGGTGCTGCTGGTCTAGGATTCGCGGGGTTTAAACTCTTTAAAACAGCAAAAGAAAAGATTAAAGGGTATAAAGAAACTAAACAGGAGAAGAAGGAAAATCAAGAGAATGGTGTTTTTGTTAATATAAAAAAATGGGATGATGCTCAAGGAAAAATAGTATCTACACCTGTTGAAATTGCAGCGGCTGGTGATAGTAAAGCCAATATGACAAATGATGAGATATCAAAAAAGGAGAAAGAATTACAGAAAAAAGAAGATCCAAGAAATAAAGCAAAACAGGGTGAGTCTGAAAGGGGTGATAAAGCAGCTGAGGTAGAACGTGGTGGAATTGAAGATGTAAAGGACGCTGAAGAATATTTTAAAAATAATGGTGAAGCTCCAGCCGGATGGAGAAATGCTGGAGATAAAGATAAACCAGAATTGATGACAACAAAAGATTATAATAAGGAATTGGAACGTAGGAGTAAAGTTGCAAAGAAAGGCCCTACACCAGCTGAAAAAGCAAAAGCAGCAAAAACTAAGGAAAAATTGTTGCAACGTAAAAAAGAAAGAGAAGGTGGAAAAGATATTTCAAAACAACAATTCAATTCCAAACTTTTAAATTTTGGAGAGTTTATCACAGAAGATGTAATGAAGGATTTACTCAAAGCGGGTAAATCTAAAAAAGACAGTGAAATTACTTTAGATGATGGAACAGATATACCTATAGATCCGCTTACATCGCAGATTTTGGTTAAATATATAGAAGGGCTAAACTCTTCAGAAAAAAATAGAACTATTCAACAAATCCAAAGAACTGAACGTGCATTTATGAAGGTTCTTGGAAAAGCACATGAAAACACTTAAACATCAAACTAGAATGAAGTTTGATTTTAAAAGGATAACAAATGGCTATAACTAAATTAACAAATACCATAATAGACTCTAACACAAAGTATTCGGTACAACATACTGGACTTGCTGATGATGCTACTCAACTTTCTGCTAGTCTCTGGGCTAACCTTTCTACGTTGAAATATGCTTCAGCTACTGTAACTTTGGCATCTGCACCAACTACAAATTTGTGTATCGGAGAAGTACTAACTACAAATGACAGTACAGCAATATACCTAAGAGTTACAGATTTTACTGCTGGGGCAACATCTTTTAAAGCTTATAAGGTTACAAGTGCTACTGATATAACCCCTCTAGGTTGGACTGCAGAAACTGCGACAGATGTTGGAACTGGAAAAACTTTAACAGGGGGTGTTTCTGGACTTTGTTCTTCACTCACTCATGCTAGTACAAGACTGGCTATCGCTGCACCAAAAATTAATCTTAGAAAGCTTTGGTGGAATATAGCAGCTGGGATTGCTCATACTAGAATTTTCTTTGATGGAAGTGATGCAGAACAAACTATTGCATATTTGGTAGCTGGGAATGGTTATATAAATTATGCAGGTGGAGGTAACCATATCGGAGCAATAAGTATGGGAGCTGCAGCTGGAAATTCTAGTAATGTACTTGGCGATGTTTCTGTAACAACGGTAGGTGTTGCTGCAGCTGATACTTATATGATAGGAATAGAGATAGGGAAAATGGAAGGATTTGAATTACCTAATTTTATGAAAAATGGTCAACTTGGATATAACCATAATGCAGCAGGATTCGGAGATTCATACTAATGATAGCTTTTAAAGATTTTATGGAAGCAATGACTCTCGCACAAAGAAGAAAGCGGTCAATCATCTCCAAAAAGAAAGCAAAAATTACTGCCATAAAAAGAAAAAGGTCAATGAAAAAACCGCCTAGTATGGATAAGATTGAAAAGGCAGTAACTAAAGCAGTAAGACAAAAAGCAATTGCAATAGTAGATAAGGCAGGAAAATATAAAGATCCTGAGGCATCAATTGGAGTAAAAAATAATATAGAGAAGAAGGCTGATCTTAAAGTACAAAAAATGGGCAGTAAATGGAAAAAAAGATTGAAACCAATAATCAAAAAGAAAATGAAAGATGCTTTTAAAATGCGTCAGGCTAGTGCAAAAGAAAAATAACAAACGGAGAGAACCATGAAACTAATTAGCGAAGAAGCAACAAATGTAGAATTTCTTACAGAAGTCAAGAAAGATGGCGGTAAGAATTACTTCATTGAAGGTATCTTCATGCAAGCAAATAAGAAAAACCGAAATGGTAGAATATATCCAACAGAGGTTCTTCAAAAAGAAGCAAAACGATATACTGAAGAGTTTATCAATAAGAAAAGAGCTTTTGGTGAATTGGGACATCCAGACGGGCCGACTGTCAATTTGGAAAGAGTTTCCCACATGATTGAAGAATTGGAAGAAGTAGATCAAAATTTCATGGGAAGAGCTAAGATTTTAGATACACCATACGGAAAGATTGTAAAGAGCCTTATTGATGAAGGAGCTCAATTAGGAGTTTCATCAAGAGGTATGGGTTCTTTAAAGTCCGGTAAAGATGGTATTTCAGAAGTTCAAGGTGATTTTTACCTTGCAACAGCAGCTGATATAGTTGCTGACCCCTCCGCTCCTGACGCATTTGTGGCAGGAATCATGGAAGGTGCGGAATGGATATATAATGCATCTACTAACTCTTGGATTATGGAACACATAAAAAACAATATAGAAAAAGAAGTTAGAACAAAAACTGGGTTGACCGCAGGGAAACAAGTACAAATGTTTGATGAATTTATTAGGTCTTTATGATGTTTTATGTTTATTCTTTATTTGACCCAATAATTACACCGAAATTCTATAACTTTGACAGTCAAAATTATAGTTCTTATAAATAATATTAGTTAACAAACACACAGATAACATTACAGGAGATTTTCAATGTCTGAAGAAATTTTGGAACAAACGGCTGAAGAACTGGAAGAGGAGCAACAAGCTGTTGCGGAGTCTTCGGGCGAAGAAATCTTAGACGAAGCAAAAGCTAAGGTTGAAGAAGATGAAGAAGGAGAAGAAGAAATGGAAGAAGCAGTTTCTACTCCTAAAACCAAAGCTGGAATGATTAAAGCACTTTATAACCAACTTAATGGTATGAAGAAGTCTGATCTTTCTGATTCTTTCTCAAAAATCATGGGTTCTACTCTTGCGGAAGAAGATGAGTCCGATGAGGATGATGAAGAAGAAGAAAAAGATGATTATAAAATGGAAAATAAAAAACTCAAGAAAGAAGATCTTGAAATCGATGTCAAAGAAGACATGGATGCACTAGTAAGTGGTGAAGATCTTTCTGAAGAGTTTAAGACTAAAGCTTCCACAATATTTGAAGCTGCTGTTTCTGCTAAAGTAATTTCTGAAGTTAATTCACGAATTGATGAATTAGAAACCAGTTACAAAAAAGAAATTTCTGAAGCAAAAGAAGAACATTTGTCCACAGTTACAGAAAAAGTTGATGGTTATCTCAACTATGTTACTGAAGAGTGGATGAAAGAGAACGAGTTGGCTGTTGAAAAAGGAATCCGATCCGAATTGGTAGAAGATTTCATGTCCGGCCTCAAGAATCTCTTTACAGAACATTACATTGACATTCCAGAAGAGAAAGTTGACCTTGTTGACGATCTATTTGAGAAAGTTGAAGAACTTGAGCAAAAACTTGATGAGTCTATTAACACAAGTGTAGACATCAAAAAGGAACTTGCTGATTATAAAAAGTCTGAAACATTGAGAGAAGTTTCAGAAGACCTCGCTGATACCGAAAAAGAAAAATTAGGTAAATTGGCTGAGGGTATAGATTTTGAAGACAAGACTCAGTATTCTGAGAAACTTGAAGTAATTAAGGAAAATTATTTCCCTAAACAACAGTCGGAAACTATTACAGAAGAATTGGAAAATACTGAGGAAGAACAAGATATTTCTGAATCCGTTGATCCAGTTATGAGTAAATATGCTTCTGCATTAACTCGTTTAAACAAATAACATTTTTAGGAGATTACAAAAAATGTATCTAGCTGAAGGACTACAACAAAAGTGGGCTCCGGTATTGAACCATCCAGATATGCCAGAGATTAAAGACCCATACCGAAAAGCGGTTACCGCCGTTCTTTTGGAAAACCAAGAAAAAGCCATGGCTGAGCAAGCAGCTCAATCTGGTGGAAACTTGATGGAAGCAGCAACCTCAATGACATCACTTGCACCAACAGCAAGTTCCAGTGGTGGAATACAATATCAAGACCCAGTTTTGATTTCCATGATTCGTCGCGCAATGCCTAATTTGGTTGCTTATGACGTTTGTGGTGTTCAACCAATGACAGGGCCTACAGGACTTATTTTCGCAATGCGTCCTCGTTACGATTCACAAGGTGGTACTGAAGCTTCCTACAACGAAGCAGAATCCACACATTCCGGTGACGGTGGTGATGATATGGTTAGTTCTGGAGCAGCAGCAACAGCAGCAGCTCAAGGTGGAACATATTCCGCAGTATTGGGAGTAGGTAATTCAACGGCAACTGCTGAAACTTTCGGTCTTACTGGAAGTGCCGGTACAGCTGCTGAAGATTTCCAGCAAATGTCATTCTCAATTGACCGTGTAACTGTTACAGCTAAGACACGAGCACTCAAAGGTGAGTACTCAATGGAATTGGCACAGGATCTTAAAGCCGTTCACGGTTTGGATGCTGAAACAGAACTTGCTAACATTCTCTCACAAGAGATTTTGGCAGAGATTAACCGCGAAGTTATCCGTACCATTTATTTTGGCGCAGAGCACGGAGCACAACACAATACATCAACAGCTGGTGTGTTTGACCTTGATGTTGACTCAAACGGACGTTGGTCTGTTGAGAAATTCAAAGGCCTGATGTTCCAAGTAGAACGTGATGCAAATGCAATCGCAAAGTCAACACGTCGCGGTAAAGGTAACATCATCATCACATCCTCAGACGTTGCTTCTGCTCTAGCTATGGGCGGAATGTTAGACGGATCTGGAATTGATGACACAGGTAACACATTCGTTGGAACACTCAACGGACGTTACAAAGTTTATGTTGATCCATATTTTAGTGCATCAGCAACTAACTTCTTCTGTGTAGGTTACAAAGGTTCATCTGCTTATGATGCAGGTATTTTCTACTGTCCTTACGTTCCATTGCAAATGGTTCGTGCGGTTGGCGAAAGTTCCTTTCAACCAAAAATTGGTTTCAAAACACGTTACGGAATCGTATCCAATCCATTTGGACACAGCGATGGTGACGGAGTAATTGATGCCAATGGTAACTATTACTACAGAATGGTCAGAGTTGACAATCTGATGTAAGTTAATACTTTAGGAGTCGCTACCCCTAAAGACCGTGAGAAAGGTGATTACTTAATTGTAGTCACCTTTTTTTTTTGTCCTTACTAAATACTACAGAA